ATAATGAAAAGTAGAAAAATAGTAAAATGGTCAGCGACAAGTGGGGCATCGGGAGAAATATTTCTAAATGAAACACGCGGTGGGTTTGCAACTGGTGGTTTTCACGGTTCTGGTGGTGTTGCTATTGCCAATCATGCAATCGATTCAATTGACAATCCAGATTTAGAAATAGGGTCTGGACAAGTATTATACATACAGAATGTAAAGAGGATTATTAAAAATTATGAACAAGACGAAGAAGTTAAAATTGTGATTGGATTTGACGAATGCAGTTAATGTATAATATCAGGAGTTCACTATAAATGGTATACGACGCGACATTATTTAATACAGACCCATACTATGATGACTTCAATGTGGATAAGAAGTTTCTTAGGATGCTTTTTAGGCCTGGATATGCAGTTCAAGCAAGAGAACTTACTCAACTTCAAACTATAATTCAAAATCAAGTAAAAACTTTTGGAGATCATATCTTTAATGATGGTTCTAGAATTATTGGTGGAGAAATTACCAATCAAGATGTAACTTTTATCAGAGTTAATAAACTAGACCCGGCATCTCAGAGCGCCGGCGGAACAGCAGAAGTTGATGTTACAAAATTTCTTGGTACTACTTTAACACTACAACAGGGTACTGATACACGAAAAGCAAAAGTTTTACACGGATTAAGTGCTGATACTACTACAGATGATGATTACTATATGCTATTCCTTCAGTATTTAAGTGGAAGTTCTGGCGGAGAAGAAGGTGATCAATTTGGTCCAGATGATGTTGTGCAAGGTATATCTGGGAGTAATACTTTTACAGCAAGAATTTCTGCTACAGGGTCATCCACTCCATTAACAGATGCACTTTATGTTTCTGGTGTAACAGGAACATCAAAATTAACAACAGTTTCAAATGGTATTTATTTTTATGATGGATATTTTGTTAAAACAGACACTCAATCTACTTCTCCATATGGAACAACTGGTGCATCATCAACAATTAGAGATTTTCTTGACCCGACAAGCAGAGTAGGATTTTCTGCCGATAAACAAATTATAAATTATGTTGATGATTATACTTTAAGAGACCCTGCATCTGGTTCTTATAATTACAATGCACCCGGTGCTGACAGATTCAAAATTAATTTGAACCTTTCGTTTAAAAACTTTGTCAATAGTTCTACCGCAGGGTCAAATGCATTTGCTGATAAGAATTTCTTTGAAGTTGTTAGATTTGTAAATGGTAATACAACTATTAAAAAGAATTATACTGACTACTCGGAAATTGAGAAAACCCTTGCAAGAAGGACATACGATGAATCTGGCTCATATACAGTAAAACCATTTGAAATTGATTTACGAGAATCCCTTTCGATATTTAGTGAAGAAAATGGTGGTTCGACAGGAAAGGCTGCATGTGGTTTACAATCGGGTAAGGCATATGTGTTTGGATATGAACTTGAGACTGTGGGGACTCAATATGTTCTCATGGATAAAGGTCTTTCATCCGATTCAATTGCTTCACATCCGATGAATGGTGTTAAGTTTGGTCAATATGTAAAAGTTAGAAGTGGCTTGATTGGGGAGACCGGGCAATCAGGAGCATTAACTGGCGGTTTCCCAATTGTCAATAATCATCCAAAAATATTACTTAGCGGAACTGGAGGAACTGGAACTGCAAGAGTAAGAGCGATTGTACCAAATAATGATTTCACTGGGTCAATGACATCTGATACAGGTTCATATAACATGTATCTCTTTGACATTGCATTGGGAGGTATAACTGCATTCGGACACATTAATACTTTTGGCGGTGACACAACATTAGGAGCAGGGAGTTTAACTGCTGGATTTGTTGTCGCAGCCGGTGGTTCTTCTGACACAGGAGGATTTAGTGGGGCTACTATTCTTTTTGAACCACATTTAAGCACATCAATTTTCCCTGCACCAATAGGAAATGCAATTAAAAATGTAAGCAGTTTGACATATAGAGTTAATAAAGGATTTACTTTCAAACAAACTTCTGCCAGTACTGTTTTTCCTCTTCCAGTTGGGAATGATTCACTGTCTTTTATTGGTCCGGCGGCTGGGGCGCCAATTGATGATTCAGATAAAAAATCATTTTACTTGCTAGTGTGTGGAGGTGGTGGTAGTACTACAGTTGGTGTTACTGGCGAAAGAGTAGATACTGGACCCATTCAAATGATATTGGGAGATTCAGGAAAAGAATTACAGATTGGCCACGCGACTGTTTCTAATTATCAACTGCCTGTTGGTGATTATACTTTAAATGCTGTAGTAAATGTTGTAAATCCTGATGAAACATCACCTCTTTACAGAAATAAGATATTTGTAGAAGGACTTGTAGAGGGGGCAACTGGATGTAGTACAGCCCATGTAAATGATGGAGGAATTAATTCTAGTCTTTCTGGTTCAACAGGTGGATATTATCTTTCACTCAATCACCATGACATCTATGATGTTGTTTCTGTTCAAAGCAATAATGACACAATACAAAACGCATATGGACTTACAGGAAGTGAATCTAAAGAAATATTCTTATTAGATAATGGACAAAAAGACAACTATTATGATTTTGGTAGACTATATTTAAATCCGTCACTTGGAACAGGAGGCGGGGCTCTTACTGGAGATGTTAATTTAACTATTACCTATAGTAGATTTGATCATGCTTCTGGAATAGGACCATTCACGGTTAACTCTTATACTCATGCTAATTCAAACTTTAGTTATAATGATATTCCAATTTATACAAGTCCCAAAACTGGTAAAAGTTTCTCTTTACGAAATTGCCTTGATTTCCGTGCTACAACAGATTCATCTGGTAATATCAATCCATTAGGATTATCTCCAAGAAATAATCAACAGTTTCTTTCATCATATGACCATTATCTTTCACGAATTGATAAAATTGTATTAACAAAAGAACGAGAATTTGATGTCATTCGTGGTATTCCTGCACTTAACCCACAAACACCTCCAGACCGTAATGATGCAATGACACTTTATGTCTTGACTGTTCCTGCGTACACATTCAACATCAAAGACATTACTAGTAAATATATTGAAAATAAACGATATACTATGAGAGATATTGGTGCAATTGAAAAACGAATAGAAAATCTTGAATATTATACAAGTCTATCTTTACTTGAACAACAAACAGAAGCACGATCTATTACTGATTCGAATGGTGTTGACATTTTCAAGAATGGTATTCTTGTTGACCCATTTAGAGGACATGCAGTTGGTGATGTTTTAAATGCAGACTATACATGTTCAATTGATACAGAGAATGGTCATCTTCGACCTCCATTTACAAGTGATGCCGCGGCACTTTCAGAAATTGCAGGTTCAACTAATGGTATTGTACTTTCTTCCGATGGTATCGCTACATTAGGTTATAGTGTATACAGTCAATTTGTATGGCAACCCCTCGCGAGTGGTACTGTTCAAGTTAATCCGTTCAGTGTTCCGTCTTGGATGGGACATATTAAAATTGATGACCCATTCGATGGGTGGTATAATCAAACAGGAGAACCACTTGTCAAAATTAACACTCAAGGTGAAAATGACAGATGGAAAGTTAACAATCAAAGACAAGGATATGGATATGGTACTCAATGGAATGATTGGGAATCTATCTGGTCTGGTAGAACTATAACGGTAAGTGATATTTATGGAAATCGTGGTAAAGATTATCTAAACGAATTTAGTACTGGTGCAACAGGAAGTAATATCGAAAATCGAATTAAACTTGCAGACTCTGCCGCAATCCGTTCTACCGAAACTTTAAAGAATAATGAAGGCCGTATTGGCATTCGTGTTAGAAAATTACCAGAAAGATTAGAAAAACTTGTAAACAATAAACTGGTAGATGTTAGTGTTGTTCCATTTACAAGAGCAAAAACAATAACATTAAATGCATATGGATTAAAACCAAGCACACAAGTCTATCCATTCTTTGATGGTACTAGTGTTGCAGAGTATTGTGGGCCTACTGGTGGTGGAGCATCTGGTGGAGACATTTGGACAGATTCAGAAGGAAAAGTTTCTGATATGTTCTTCTCTATTCCTGAGACAACATTCCGTACAGGAGAAAGACTTTTCCGATTAACAGACGACGCCATCAATACATTGTCTTCAACAACAACCGCGGCCGATGCAATTTATTATGGACTTGGAAATGTTCAACAGAGAGATGGCGACATGGCATCTACTAGGCCCATTGTAGGTAAACGACAAGTTGTTAATGATGAAGCGATTGTCAAGGATGCATTTGACCGTGAACAATATATTAATACAAGTGGCAATAATCTATGGATTGACCCTCTTAGCCAATCATTTACTATAAATCGAAATGATTATCCTGGTGGCGTGTTCCTGCATAGCATTGACCTTTACTTCCAGAGTCGCGATACAGATATTCCAATTACACTAGAAATTCGACCAACTATTGGTGGATGGCCTAGTCTTTCACAGTCGCTTCCATTCTCTACAGTAACATTAATTCCAGCCGAGGATGAAATACAAAATAATTATCCAAATGAAGTTGACTATACAAGATTTACATTTAGTAGTCCTGTTTATATTGCCGCTGGCGAATATTCATTGTGTCTGAAAACAACTAGTGATTTGTATAATTTATTCTCTGCACAATTAGGAGAGAGTCAATTAGATACTGGTGTTCTTATTACTGAACAACCGTATACTGGTTCGTTATTCACACCACAAAATACTGGAATTTCTGTTCCAAATACAAACAAGAGTCTTAAATTTAAGATTAATGTTTGTGAATTTGTTGCAAATGGAGAAATTGGTTATGAGATTCCATCTAGCGAATTTACTGGACTAACTGCTGATGTTTTCAAAATTAATTCTGGTGAACTTGTACCAAGAAATACTGCACTTGCATACGATTTTGATATGGGAGTATCACCAAACAGTGTGGATAATATTAACATCATTGCAAATGAAAACATTTATTTAGAAAAACCACAGGCTATTGTTACTAATGAAGATTTTAAATTAGATGTCCGATTAACAACATCAGATTATTTTGTATCACCTGTAATTGATGAAAAGAGATTAGATTTGATTACGGTAAATAATAAAATAAATAATAGTACTGCTACATCTTCAAATGGAGAACTAGATGCAAATGCACATTCTTCTGAGGATGGGCTTTATGGATCAGGTTCACCATATCCTGAAAATTTAGAGTTAACAAAAGGAGCAGAGGCGAGATATATCACAAGACGAGTAACACTTGCAGATGGTTTTGAATCTAATAATTTTAAAGTTTTGATGTCAATAAATAAACCTTCCGAAGCAACTGTGCAAGTATTCATTAAACCTTTGGCCGAGGAAGACGAAACACCATTTGAAGAAATAAGTTATACAGAAATGACATCTACAACTATTCCAGATTCAGTAAATGATTATGACTTTACTGATATGACTTTCTCTTTGGCAAGTAACTTTGATAAACCTATTAAAACTTTTTCTATAAAGGTTTGTTTGTATAGCAGTTCTTCCACAAAAGTTCCATCGGTTAGAGACTTTAGAGCGATAGCATTGGCTGGTTAATTATGTCAGAATTTATCTCTATAAATAATAATGAAGACTTGGTTAGGGATTCATACTCTAAAGCAGTATTAAATACAAACAAAGATGCGCTTGATGCGTGGAAAAAAAGAAAAATAAAGACAAATCAAATTGAAACTCATGAATTAGAGATAAATAATATAAGAAACGAACTTGATGAAATGAAAAATATGTTAAAAGAAATAATACAGAGGATTAAATAATGGCTGATGTAACGACTGCCACATACGACATTCCAGACCTAGTTTTAGGTGATACCTTTTATGAATGGTTGAGTGTCACAAATGACAAGGTTATTAGAAAACTTAATCTAATGGAAGTCTATACCATTACTGGGATTGAAGGTATCAGTGCAAGTGCAAATGTTAATGGTCAAATTGATATAGCACTCTCTAATGAAATTCCACATGGAATTACATTCTTAGGAGATGTTAGATTCAATGGAACAATTACAAAAATCAATTCGGTTGTACTTACCGTAGATGATTATAATCTTGTTCTTGGTGCAATTGGTGAATCGGATGCTGGAACATCGGATTATAATATCGGCCAAAGTGGCGGTGGTGGTTTACTTATAACAAGATTGTTAAACAATAGTACTGACCCTGGCGCAACTGTAGAGTGGATGTGGAGAGGATTTAGTTTTGGTTCAGGTGCAACATATCCAAACACTGGTATTGGTTCATCTGGCTCATGGAATTCTACTGATTATATTTCACTGACTGGTGGTGTAGGAGTTTTATCTACTGATAACACATTTAGATTTAAGACCGGTTCAAGTTCAGTTAAACCAGATGGTCCTGGTTTTATGTTGACAACTGCTTCAGGTCCAAGTTCTGGTCAAGGTGCATACACAGGGGATTCCATGAAAATGTCTCACATGGGGACAGGTGGTGTAGGTACTACACATGGAATATATTTTGATGAAGATGGAATGGTTAGAATTTATGATGGTGTAAACAAGAAACTTGTAACTCAAGCATCTCACGGACTTACTTTTGGCAACAGTGTAAGACTTGGTACAGGTCCTATTGGATGGACATTGGCAAATGCAAATAGTAAAGAAGAAGCAGAAGTATTTGGTATGGTTTCAGAAGTTCTAAATACAAGTCAATTTGTAGTTACCACTCAAGGAGAAATTCACGGAGATTTCAACATCGGTGCAGTATCTGGTGGTTTGTGTGCAGGAGCAGTTTACTTTTTATCAACAGGTAGTACCTATGGTTTGATATCATCAATAGAATCCGTTGAAGCAGGCAAAATTAGAAAACCCATGATGTTAGGTATGGGATTAACTTCTGGTTATGTATTCCAATATGTTGGTGCAAGGATTGCCGCGGAAACAGATTCAAGCGCACCAACTATGAGAAGAATTAGTATCGGCGCGGATGGGACACTTCAACATTCATCAAATACTAGTTTGACAGGGGCAAAGGAAGATACTGGTGAATATATAATCCATCATGGTTTTGGAACAGGCAATTACTGTGTCAATGTGTCGGTACATGGACTAACTCCTGGGTGGGGTGTTATTGGAGTAACTGGAGATAATAGTTGTGAAATTCACACACGCAACGCTTCGGGCACCAAAGTAGATATGGGAATAGATGTATTATTAGCAAAGGATGTAACATAAATGGGTAGTGCAAATCAAAGTGCAAGAACATATATTGGAGTAGGTCCTAGACATTGTTTTGTGTTTCTAGGAACTGGCGCGTCGAGTAATACAAATGCCATGACGGCTGATAATCTTCTCGGTGGTATAACTGCCGCTTATGTTTCTGCTGGAAAATATCACATTGAACATGGGATAGGAAATACTGGATATGCGGCACTTTTTACCGCGGAACATACAACCATGCTTTCCGCAAATATTGCGGTTAGGGGGACTAATGGTATTTCATTAGAATTTAGAGACCCATCTGGTACTCTTACACCGGCCTCATTCGTACATGGCGTAATCCACGATGGTGGAGGATAATGGAGAAATAAATGGCAGGTTCAGCATTTAATTTAAGTAGTGGAATTGGTTCGGATGGGAAATCTACCCGCGCAACCAAAGTTCAATTGGCCCACGGATTTTCCGCAGGTAGTGTTGTTAGATATGTACAAAACGCTACTGGAAACACTGGAGATTTTCAACTGGCACTGGCAAACAGTGCCGTCAATGCAGAAGTAGTTGGTATTGTCGAGTCTGTAACAGCAAACGAATTTGTAATTGTATATGGAGGTGAAATCAATGTCGCGAACTTTGGTTCTGATGTTGGTGGACCTCTTACCATTTCAGATGTTTGGTTCTTAGACCCAACTGTTACTGGTGGCATGACTGCATATGCTCCTGTTACCGCAGGAAACCTTGTAAAACCTGTTCTTACATTAGTAAGTGGTGCGAACGATGACATCGGTCTTGTAACTAATTTTGTTGGTACTGTTGTTGGTGGTGAAAACACAGTAAGTCTTACAAGTGTTAACCCTGTAGGGGAAATTATTCCTTGGGGTGGAGAAACTTATAACATTCCAACTGGATGGCAACTATGTGATGGTGGTACTGTAAGCACCGCAACATATCCAGAATATTATACAACAGTTGGAACAAAGTTTGGATATGAAGTCGAACTTGAAATTGCTCATCAAGGAGATACAGGGACTGTTGCGACTGGTCAAATTATGGATGTCGGAGCGACTGCCGCTCAAACACTTGCTGGACCTACGGTCGTGAAGTCCAGTGTTGTTTCTTATACAGAAACATCTTCTGGCGGTGGTGGTACAGCAGTATGTATTGTTGACCCAGATATTTTCGTAGGGATACAAGGTGTTGGTGGAGAAACTTCTGGGGATGATGCTTTCTTTCCACATGGATTAGTTTACGATGCTTCTGCTTTGTCAGTCGGTTCAACTGCATATACTGTAAATAATAGAACAATTAGTTCAGCGAAAACTCCAGACATGCGATCAAGAACAACTATAGGTGCAGGAGATGCACATGGTACATACGATGGATTCACCGCAGGACAAGTTGGTGGTGCAGAAGATGCAGACACAATTGTTGTTACCTCCGATGGTTCACAAAGAGTATATAAGGCAAATAGTACATCAAGTGCAAACCTCAGAGACCCGTTTGTTGCAACACACTATATTGCTAGAATTTCTTCACATGCACCGGCAGCAATTCTTGGAGATGTAACTTTTAACAATGCAGATGATGATTTAACTGACCATAGTACCGCTATCAAAGTAGACGGTGATGTACTTGTTTGGGATGGAGATGCTAGCAACTATAAAAACTTAAAATTATTCAATTCATATCCAAATAGTATAGGTAATTTTGAAGGCAATTTTATAATTGATACTACAAATGCAAGAATTGGTATTGGAGATGATTCTCCTGAGACTGACATTCACATTAAGAGGGTCGGCAGTCCTACAATTCTAGTTCATGATACTAGTAACAATTGTAAATTATATTTACAGTCGAACGATACCTATGCTTATGTTGGAACATTTAGTGGCCATGAAATGCGGCTTGCGACTGGTAATAGTACAAGGATATTGATTGCCGCCAATGGTACGATTACTAATAATTATCTGACTAATTTTGGTGCTGGTGTGAATGTTACTGGTAATGTCGATGCGACTGGAAATATTGTGGCGAGTGGAGGACAAATTCGTTCTAATTCGGTAACTCTCGTTGGTAATACAACCCCCAATATGAATAACGGAAATGTTCACATCGTGGACATGAACGGTGGTACTGCATTTACACTTAAGAATCCGAGCGGGGAAGTAGCAGGCGCAATGTATTCGTTTGTCTTTGACAATGTGGGCAACGGCAATAATGTTACCCTATCGATTGGAACCCAATACAAGTTCGCGAATGGAATTAAACCTAATATTGTTCGAGCAGGTAAGATATTAGTAATTTCTGCGGTTTGTTTAGCATCCAGTTGGTTACTTTGCACATGGGCTGAGGACTTTAGTTAAATGGTTGGTCTTGGGACAATGATGCAAGACCCATACGGATGGGTTATTGATGCCAATGGTGACCCAGAACTTTACTATTTTATTGGGAGTGTTGTTGGATATCCATCAACTGAGGATAATGGTAATGTTCCACAGAATGCGTTATCGCAGAAATTGTATAAAATTAAATTTAATTTAAATGGTCAAGGTCAACACGATATGAACACTTCAGGTACATACCCTGTTGGTAAAATAAAACCTACTTTAATAGAAGATTTGGTTCAAGAATATCCTCCAGATAGTAATGATGATAACAATACTCGCGTATATGGTGGTCTTACATTTATTTCAAGGGATGTTTTTCTACTTGGGTCTAGTATGAGGCCCGGGGAGAATGAGAACCCGCCTGGATTGAATACACCAGTCAAAACAACACTATATGCAAACAAACTTAATGCCGCCGGCACTGGTGTATCAAATACTAAAATATGGAATAGAAAAATTTTAAAACAAGGCACCACTGACAGTAATGATAATAATTGGCCGGGTTCTGTTTCTGGTTTTTCTTTTGTGCCTCCAGAATCAAATTTATTCGATGTACAGAAAAAGGCGGCTAGTATTGTTGCATTAACAGGTTGCATTCCCTATGGAGGTCCATGGAGTTATTTCGGAGGAGGGAATGACACTGGACAAGACCATAAAAATCAAATACTTCGTTTGGATACTGTGGATACTGCAATTGGTAATAATTATTATGAAGCATCTACTTCATGGAGAGACAGCGGCACCACTTCATCGTGGAAATTAATTTCTCAAATTGGAAACGGTGGGGTTTCTCCCAATGCTGACTGGGACCAAGGTGAAGGTTGGATGGCCTTCGATTCTAAAGGAAATATGTATTATGGGAGTGTATCATGGTATTTTGGTACATCGGTAGGTGGTCCTCCATACGAACCATACGGTGATATACCACCTTATCAAACAAGCACTCCCCAATACATGCACGATGTTGCTCGTATTAATGCGCCAGTAAGTGGTGGTAATGCCAATCAAAGGATTATGCATTTCAATAGTAAATTACCTGAACAAACCTGCGATAACGGTGGCTTCCATTATGATTGGACCAATCATTGCAATGCAGATGCTGGGTGTTGTGATATCTACGGTCAAAGTTTATATGGAAAAGATTCTTTATGGTTATTTGTAAACAGAAATAAGAAAAAAAAGAATTGCCACGCGACTTATAATAAGGCATCAGAAGGATTGTGGGTAATAAAAAGAAACGCATCTAATGATTATTTTGATATATTGGCACATTATGAACTTGATGATACTGGGACAGATGGATGGGATAATGTCACTGGACTAGTTCATGATGCATCTCCGTCAATTGGCATGAGCATGCTTCAATGTGGGATGTCTTTTAGACCTTGTGCTAAACGACATGTCTGAATTCATTCACACCAATGGCAAAATTCACATAGACGAATATTCATTTGATTTAGATGTCATCACAACATTCGACCCAGAGTATAGTCTACCGAACGGTTGTACCTCTAGATATTACATTCAAGGTAAAAAACACTATTTTTCGACAGGAAAAAATCAAATTGGTGGTCCTTTTCCGTGGAAAGAGGGAGATAATTATATAAAGTCTTTGAAAGACTTGTTGTATTTGAAAGAACAATTAAAATTAGATAAAAAAACGGAGGAATTAAAATATCTAAAAAGAAATTGACCCGACCTAAAGGTAAAACAAAACAAAGGCAGTGCTGTCGTAGTTATACATATAAAAAGAAACGCAAGTCTTCAAAGGAAATTGAACTATGGCACAACCGACATCAAGAGCAACACTCAAAGAATTCGCACTTAGAAGATTAGGTGCGCCTGTCATTGAAATTAATGTTGACGATGCTCAACTTGAAGATAGAATTGATGATGCCTTACAATTCTTTGCAGAATATCATTTCGATGGTGTTGAAAGAACATATTTAAGTCTTCAAATAACGCAAGAAGATGTTGATAACGAATATTTCACCATTTCTGAAGATGTTATCTCTATTACAAAAATATTTCAATTAAGTGAAGGAACAGTTAATCTGTTTGATGTTAGATATCAAATGGCATTAAATGACTTTTATGGATTGAGAAATCCAAATCAATCAATGATACAATACACCATTACCAAAAATCATCTGGCTTTAATTCAAGATATTTTATCTCCAGAAAAATCAATTCGTTTTAGTCGTGTAACTAACCGATTAAAAATTGATTGGGATTGGAGTGAAGAAGCGCAAATAGGAAAATATATTGTTGCGGAAGCATATCTCATACTAGACCCAGAAACATATCCAGAAATTTATAAAGACAGGTTACTTAAAAATTATGTAACTGCATTGTTCAAGAAGCAATGGGCTTCTAATCTTTCTAAGTTTGAAGGTATTCAACTACCCGGTGGAGTAACTTTCAATGGCAGAGAATTATTAGAACAAGCACAAACAGAAATTGATAAAATTGAGGAAAATGTACAGTTGATGTATGAACTTCCGCCTGACTTTATGGTAGGATAATAAATGGCAACTAATAAATTTTTTAGACATCAAGTAAATTCAGAACAAGACCTTGTTGAAGATTTAACCATCGAAACAATTCAAATGTATGGTCATGATGTTATTTACATTCCAAGAACACTTGTCAATCGTGATTTTTTGTTTGGTGAAGATACCATTTCCAATTTTCAACAAGGTATCAATATAGAAATGTATATTGCCAGTGCTGATGGTTTTGAGGGAGAAGGGGATTTTGCTTCCAAATTTGGAATCCAAATTAAAGATACCGTTGAATTTGTAGTTTCTAAAAAGATATTTTCACAAAAACTTTCTCACGAAAATACAATAAACAGACCAAGAGAAGGTGATTTAATTTACTTACCTCTTTCTAAAGGTCTTTTTGAAATTAAATTTGTTGAACATGAAAATCCATTTTATCAATTGGGTAGACTTTACACATATAAACTTTCATGTGAACTCTTTGAATATAGTGAAGAAGATTTTACCACTGGATTCACCGATATTGATAAGATTGTAAACCTTGCAGAAAATGTTGCATTTAACATTTATGTTACTGGCGGTGCCACTACTGATTATAGTGTCGGTGAATATGTTTATCAAGGAACTGCGGGATTTGGAACAAATGGTGCCAGTGCAACTTGGTACGCTACTGTTATAAATTGGGCAACAGCAGGAACAGGTGGGCCGGCGGTTACTGGCGGAGTTACCTCTGGTTATAACTTACTAACCGTTGCAGGACCTTCTGGTGCAACAGGATTTGTTATAGGAACGAGCGTTACTGCTGGAGTTAGTGGTGCAAGTTCTGATACATTCTACACTGCCGGACAAACCTTAGACCCAGCGATACGAACAATTATTATTGCAGATGATTATGATGACTCAGATGATTTAGAAATGAGCGCAGATTCGATATTTGATTTTAGTGAAACCGACCCATTTTCGGAGGGTAACATCTAATGTTTACAACATTTTATCATAATTCAGTAAGAAATGTAGTAATTGCTTTTGGTACTCTTTTTAATGACATCTATATCACTAGAAAGAATGTAGATGGTTCTATAAAAGAACAAATTAGAGTTCCGATTGCATATGGTCCTAAAGAAAAGTTTATTAGAAGAATTTATGAATCAAGTTCTATTTCTGATGGTCCAAAAGTATCGATGACATTACCTCGTTTGGGATTTGAATTAACTTCTATGGATTATGATGCGGCACGAAAAAGAAATACAATAAGTAAAAGATTTTTAAGTGATTCTACTGGAGTAACTAGTACATCATTTGATTACGCTGAAGTTCCATATAATTTTTCTTTTAGACTGTCTGCATTTGTTAGACATATGGATGATGGACTTCAAATAGTAGAACAAATTTTACCATACTTTACGCCAGAATTTAATATTACGGTTAATATGAATGCTTTACATCAAAGTGTTGACATTCCTGTTATATTACAATCCTCTTCGATTACTGAAGATTATGAGGGAGACTTCGATACAAGAAGAAATATTAATTTTGATTTTGAATTTATGGCAAAATCTTTCGTCTATGGTCCTATTAAGACATCTAAGGTAATCAAAACAGTTAACAATACATTCTGGGATGTTGAAGACTTTACTGGAAGTGGTGGACTTTCTGGAGCAACTGGTGCATTGTCAACTGTACAAACTTTTGTTACTGGACCTTCTGGTTCAGACTCTGCAATAGATGACTACACTGCCGGCACCGAAACATGGGTGTTCGGTGCATCTATGGACCATGCGGGTAATACATATACTGTGGACCCATAACATTAAGGAATTATAATGGCAAAGAAAAAAGTGAATGAAAGAATTAGTGAAGCACTAAACATTGATGATAATATTAAAGAACCCGAAGTAATAGATGCAGAAATTGTCCATGTGATTGAACCAGAAAAAAACATCAAGCAAGTTCATATGGAAAAGGACTACACTGATGTTCGAAACAGTCTAAAAGAAATTATAGGAAAAGGTTCTGTCGCAATTGACGGAATTCTTGCAGTTGCATCTGAAGGTGAATCACCAAGAGCATATGAGGTTGTATCTCAACTAATCAAAAGTGTTTCAGAAGCAAACAAAGACCTAATTGGTTTACATAAACAAATTAAGGATATAAAGAAAGAAGACATCACTATAAACAGACACAATACAACAAATCAATCTATCTTTGTTGGTTCTACCAAAGAATTACAAGACCTTGTAAAAAATAATATAAAACAGATTGAAAATTTAACAACAGACGATGCCTAGAAAAACTCACGATATCGATTCATATCTTGGAAACAAGAATCTAAAATCATCAGATGTTCCAGTAGACTATACCAAAGAACAGATTGAAGAATATTTGAAGTGCGCTTCCGACCCTGTATATTTTATTGAAAAATATGTTCAAATTGTAAATGTAGATGAAGGTCTTGTTCCATTTAAATTATATGATTTTCAGGAAGACATGATTGAAAAGGTTCACAATAACCGTTTTGTAATCGCAAAACTTCCTAGACAGTCTGGTAAATCCACAACAATTATCGCATACTTGCTTCATTACACCCTATTCAATCCGAGTGTAAATGTTGCCGTTCTTGCAAATAAACTTGCAACTGCAAGAGAACTTTTAGGTAGACTCAAATTAGCATATGAACATCTTCCTAGATGGATGCAACAGGGAATTATAGAATGGAACAAAGGTTCTATTGAATTAGAAAATGGTTCTAAAATTCTTGCATCTGCAACCTCATCTAGTGCTGTTCGTGGTGGTTCGTTCAACATGATTTTCATGGATGAATTTGCATATATTCCACAGGGTGTTGCAGAAGAATTTTTCAGTTCAGTGTATCCTACGATTTCATCTGGTAAAACCACAAAGGTTCTTATAGTTTCTACGCCAAAGGGACTAAACATGTTCTACCGAATGTGGATGGATGCAATTGAAGGTAAAAACAGTTATGTTCCTATCGAAGTTCAGTGGAATGAAGTTCCGGGTAGAGATAAAGCATGGCGTGAACAAACAATTGCAAATACAAGCGAAGAACAATTTAGAACAGAATTTGAATGCGACTTTATTGGTTCTACAAATACACTCATATCTTCTGCCAAATTAAAAACTATGGTATATAAAAAACCCATACATCAAAACGATGAGGGATTAAAACTATATGAAGAACCACAAAAAGACCATATTTATTTTATGGGAGTAGATGTTGCAAGAGGTACTGGTTTAGACCATCACGCATTTGTAGTTGTTGATATCACAAACGATGATGAACCGTTTAGAATTGTGGCAACATTCAGAAATAACACACTGTCTCCCATGACATACCCAACAGTAGTGCATTCTCTTTGTAAACAATACAATGACGCCTATTGTATGATTGAAATTAATGATATTGGTGGACAGGTTGCGGATATTATGCACAGTGAATTTGAATATGAACATCTTCTTATGACAACAATTAGAGGAAGAAAAGGTCAAACCTTGGACGGTGGATTTGGTAAAGGCGGTTCTCAGTTGGGTATGAGAACTACAATGGCAACTAAAAGAGTAGGATGTTCTAACTTAAAAAACCTTATCGAAGAAGAAAAATTAATTATTGATGATTTTGATGTTATCGATGAACTTATATCCTTTATTGCTAAAAGAAATTCATTTGAAGCAGACAGAGGACATACAGACGACCTAGTAATGTCATTGGTACTGTTTGCATGGTGTACTACACAGCAATATTTTAAAGACATGCTAGATATGGATATTAGAAAAATAATGTATAAAGATAAAATAGAACAACTTGAGGCAGAGATGACGCCGTTCGGTTTTATAAATAATGGTATAGAGGATGAATATGAGGTTGATGTTGATGGAACGGCGTGGCAAAATGTTAATGATGACGATGGTGTGGGTAATTTCTTCTCTAGATAATGAAATACCGAAAAATGATATATATTTTCAGAAAACACATATAGTGTAACAAGATATATAACAGTCTCAAGGAGAATTAACATGGCATTTAGAGTTAGTCCAGGCGTAACAGTCACAGAAAAGGACTTTACAAATATTGTTCCCGCAGTCTCGACCACGCGCGCGGCTTATGCTGGCACATTTCAGTGGGGGCCCATTGATTATCGAGTACTTATAACAGGTGAAAATGAATTAGTAGACCTTTTTGGCAAACCAAATAACGAAAACTATAAAGGATGGCTTGCAGCCGCAAACTTCCTTGGATATGGTGGTTCACTCACTGTAGTTCGATGTGCAGACACAGGTCCAGTCAATGCAGGTTTAGACGGAGTAAGTGGTGGTGGAGTCCGTATCGACAATGCAGATACACATGCCGCAGGAGCAACTGGTGATACCGGTCTCTGGCAACCTGCTAGCGGCACTGAGTTTGTTGCAAAATATGCAGGAGTATGGGGTAACAGTCTTAAAGTTGCCATCGTAGACGGAGGTGGTACAGGGGACACTGCACTACTTGTGGCACAACAAGGCCTTTGTGGTAGCAATTTAGGTATTGCCACTGGTGGTTCTATTGATTCTACGACTTTGTACTTCGCAGCGGTGACTGCTGGAAATAGTGCTGACGGTGCAACTTCTGCGTTAGTTGGTGATACTCTTAGAATCGGTAGTATAAATAAAAATTATACAATTACAGGTTCTACTCATGCCTCGGCAGGAACAACATTCGGATTTACACCTGCTTTAACCACTCTGGTTGCCGCTGGTTCAACCGCACACTGGGAATTTGCATACAGGTCATATGTTGAAAGACCTACGACATCATCCAACCTAGATTTTCTTGGTGGAACAGGCGACCAATTTGCTATCGTAGTTATTGACGAAGATGGTGATTTTTCTGGAGTTACAAATAGTGTTCTTGAAGTTTTCAACCATGTTTCTAAAGCAATTGACGCTAAAGATGGAGATGGAAATTCCAATTACTATGTCGATGTTATAAATAACAAATCCAAATATCTTTGGGTTGGTGGTCTGATAGCCAACATCCAGACTGCTGGTGGATATAGTGGATGTGGTATAACTTTCGGTAGTGTAGGGAAGAATTTCGGAGTAATTACACGGTCTTATGGTTCTGGTGCTTCAGGTGCATATAGTTCATCAGCCGCGACCAATGGCAACAAACAAACTTCGTGGAACTTATTCTCTGACCCAGATACTGTTGATGTATCACTACTGGTTACTGGAGATGCAGATGGGCCACTTTCAGGTTTCGTTATAGACATTGCAGATGCTCGAAAAGATTGCGTAGCATTTGTTTCACCATTAAGAGCAGATGTTGTAGATGAAACAACTACTACAACTCAGGTATCGAATGTGGTAACTTATCGAGACACTACACTTAATAAGAATAGTTCTTATGCATTCTTAGACAGTGGTTGGAAGTATATGTACGACCGATACACTGACAAGTTGCGATGGGTGCCACTAAACGGTGATATGGCAGGACTCTGTGCAAGAACAGACAATGTTAACGACCCTTGGTTCTCACCAGCGGGTTTCAATCGTGGACAGATTCGTGGTGCAGTAAAACTTGCACTGAATCCAACCGATGAAGCACATCGTGATGAACTTTACAAGAACGGAATTAACCCTGTAGTTGCATTCCCCGGCGAAGGAACAGTCCTCTTCGGTGATAAGACACTACAGAGTAAAGGAAGTGCATTTGATAGAATTAATGTTAGACGACTCTTTATTGTTCTTGAAAAAGCAATCTCAACAGCATCTAAGTTCCAACTCTTTGAACAAAACGATTCATTTACAAGAGCCCAATTCAAGAATATGATTGAACCGTTCTTACGAGATATTCAAGGACGAAGAGGAATTACTGACTTCAAGGTTGTTTGTGATACCACTAATAATACTTCTGTTGTAATTGATGCAAATAAATTTGTTGCAGATATCTTTGTAAAACCAACCCGTTCAATCAATTTCATCCAACTAAACTTCGTCGCTACACGATCTGGTGTAGATTTCAGTGAAGTTGCTGGGGGATGATTATAAATTGGTATAAATATAAAAGAGGAAACAAAGCATGAACATTAACGACTTTAAAAATCATCTCAAGGCTGGTGGCGTTCGCCCTAACCTGTTTAGAGTAAATGGACCTATAGGACCAACAGGAATAGATTCTTCTGGTTCTTTTCTAATTAGAACAGCCTCTTTACCTGCAACAAACCTAAGTACAATTTTAGTACCTTTCCGCGGACGGCAACTTAAATTGCCTGGAAACAGAACATTTGATGACTGGTCATTGACCGTCATCAGTGATGGGGAATTCAATCTCAGAACTAAATTTGAAAAATGGATGGAAGCAATCAATTCTACTATTGGCAATATCGCTGAACAACCGCACGACCTGACTCAAGGTGGTGCTTTAAATACAGGGCTATTTCCAACTTGGAGTGTGGACCAACTTGATAGGCAAAACAATGCAATCAAAACTTACTCCTTCTTTCATTGCTTCCCCACAGTGATTGGTGATATGGCATTAGATGCTGATGCCAGTGATACATTGTCAGATTTTTCTATAACGATGTCTTATAGTTACTTCTTGACAAGTGATGCTCCAGATGTTGACCTTACAGAATCAGTTGATGTAGGTGGCGTTGGGGAAGCCGGTTAATTTCGGTAAATATATAAAATGAGGACTTATTATGCCAGAACTGTTTGGATTTAAATTCGGGAAATCTAAAACCCCTGAAAAACCAACTAAATCAAAATCCTTCGTGTCCCCTGACTATGACGATGGCGCAACCGTTGTTACAGCAGGGGGTTTTTATGGGTCATATCTTGACTTAGAAGGTGATATTAAAAGTGAGGTAGGGTTTATTAACCATTACCGAACTATGGTACTTCAACCAGAAGTTGAACAAGCGGTTGAAGATATCTGTAACGATGCAATTGTTTTTGATGAGTACAGAGTTCCAGTTAAACTGGTTATGGACCACTATAAACAATCAGATACCGTTAAAAATAAAATATATGAAGAATTTGATAATGTGCTTTCTTTATTAAATTTCAATAACAAAGCATACGACCTTTTCAGGAAATGGTTTATTGATGGTCGATTATATTTTCACATCATAACTGACCAAGAAAATGGTGGAAAAGGAATAACAGAAATTAGACCAATCGACCCCACGAAGATTCGAAAAATTCGTGAAGTAGTAAAAGAAAGAAATAAAGATGGCATAGAGGTTATTAAAGAAATAAGAGAATTTTACATGTATGACCAGACTCCAATCACAGGTTCAGGATATTCATACGGTGGTTGGGACCAAAAGGGAGTAAAAGTATCTCCAGATGCTATCTGTTATGTAAACTCT